TGATGGGGCTGCCGGGCGACAATAGCTACGCCAATTATCGCGAGGCCAACAAGGCGTTGTGGCGGCAGGCGATATTGCCGCTGGTGGCGAAGATCTGCGCGGGATTGTCGCAGGGGTTGAGCGGCTGGTGGCCCGGCGTGGCGATCGAGGCGGACCTGGACGCGGTGCCGGCGCTGTCGGACGAGCGCGCGGCGCTGTGGGAGCGGGTGGCGGCGGCGGATTTTCTGAGTGCGGAAGAAAAGAAGGCGATGCTGGGGCTGTGACGGCCGATATTTGACCCAGGCCGGACTGCAAATGGCGCTTTTCTGCGCTTCCGGTGCTCACGTGCCTTAAGCACGCTGCGCGCCGGTTCTCGAAATGCACCATTTTCGCCTCGGCCTGCGCCAAATCTCGACCATCACAGAATTGTGAAGCGATCTTCAGCCAGCCGCTGGCCGGGCGAGGCTGTCGAGGCGGCAGAAATCATTGGCCCAGTTCCAGCGGCCGCCCTGGATCAGGCAATCGCCGGCGCGGAACAGGTCGAAATGCCAGGCGACAAGGCCAAGGGCGGCAATCACGAGGACGATCAGGACTTTGCGATGGGTGCGCTTCATGGGCGCCAGATAGGCGCGGCGGGCGCCGATGAAAAGGAGCGGGGGCATGAAAGAGGAGATGCTGGCGCGGCTGATCGCGCAGGCGCAGGGGCAGGTGGCCGACATGGTGACGATCCGCGCGCTGATCGAGGAGGCGAGCGGGCTGGGCGCGGAGCGGGCGTTGGAGCGGCTGGGGCTGAGCGATCGGAGCGCGGAAAAGGATGTGCGGGAACTGCGCGAACTGCTGTCCGCCTGGCGCGACGCGAAGAAGGCGGCGCGCGGAGCGGTGATCGGCTGGGCGGTGCGGATCGGCATGGCGCTGGTGCTGCTGGGGGTGGCGGTGAAGGTCGGGCTGCTGGGGCTGGTGCGGGCATGAGCGGCGACATGCGCTTCGCCGGCTATGCGGCGGTGTTCGACCGGGTGGACCGGGGCGGCGACGTGGTGCGGCCGGGCGCGTTCGGCGCTGTGGTTCCTGCGGGCGTGCCGTTGTTGTGGCAGCATGGGCCGGGCTGCGTGATCGGCATGGTCGAAAAGGCGCGGGAGGACGCGCGCGGGTTGCGCGTGATCGGCCGGGTGTCGCGGCGGACGGCGGCGGGGCGCGAGGCGGCGGCAGCGCTGGCGAGCGGGGCGGTCGATGGGCTGAGTTTCGGATATCGGGTGAAGGCGGCGCGGGGCGCGGGGCCGAGGGAGTTGCTGGCGCTGGACCTTGTGGAGGTGAGTTTGGTCACGCATCCGATGCAGCCATTGGCGCGGGTGGTGCGGGTGGAGTGCGTTAACCTGAACTCAGGGAAGCGCGACTATCATCTTTCTATCAGGAGGATATCTCATGGCCAGATGGATGATCAGAAGCGGCCGGGATGACGTATTTTTGGCATCGGCGATTGCAAACCAGGTGGCTCTCATCGGTTTTCGGCCTCTTGACGATATTGCAGACATCGCCGCGGATGATGCCGGGCGCGCGGAATTGTTTCGTCGGGTCACTAATGCACACCCGGCGCGTGCGCCGACGGTCATCACGAAATGGAGCAATGAAATCTGGGCATTCCGGCATGAGATCATGCCTGGTGACCAGATCTTCATGCCCCATAGCCGTGGAACGCGAGCCTGGAAGGGCCACTGGGGCAATAATAATTATGCCTTTCGCACAGACTTGGAGCCTCAGGGGCTGCATTCGCAGCCAGTACAGTGGGAAGCCGATCTTGATCGAGAAGAAGTGGACGACGCCATGGCGTCATATTGGATGCGGCGCGCCACGGTAGTTCGGCTCCGCTGAATACCTTATCCAAATTTGCCTGAGTGGCTGCGCTATCAGGGCTTCATATCCTTCTCTTCAGGGAGAAGTGCTTTTCACAAGCGGTCCTTCGGGGCCGCTTTTTTTGTTTCTGCGAGCGGGAGAAAATGCATGACGGATCAATTGGAAGCGACCCTGGACATGGTTGCGCAGGCGGAGCGGATCGAGGGGTTGGCGCAGGAGGTGGCGGCGCTCAAGGGGGCTTTGCTGGTGCAGCAGCGGCCCGCGCTCGATGGCGTCAAGGGCGGGGCGGTGGACCCGGCGCGGGCGGCTTTTGTCGAGCGCTATCTGCGGCAGGGGATGGAAGCGGGGGTGGAGCTGAAAAGCTTTTCCGGCGCGTCGGGCGCGGCGGGCGGCTATGCGGTGCCGCGCGAGATCGACCAGTTGATCGGCAGCACGCTGAAAAGCATCTCGCCGATCCGGTCGATCGCCAATGTCGTGCGGACGGGCACGGCGGGCTATCGCAAGCTGGTGAGCGCGGGCGGCATCGTGTCGGGATGGGCCAGTGAAACCGGCGCGCGGGCCGAGACGGGGACGCCGACCTTCAACGAGATCGTGCCGCCGTCGGGCGAGCTGTTCGCCAATCCGGCGGCGAGCCAGGCGATGCTGGACGATGCGCAGTTCGATGTCGAAGGATGGCTGGCGGGCGAGATTGCGCGCGAGTTCGCGGCGGCGGAAGGCGCGGCCTTCGTCAGCGGCAATGGCACGAACAAGCCCAAGGGTTTCCTGACCTATACGGCCACCAATGAAGCGGACGGGGTGCGCGCGTTCGGATCGCTGCAATATGTGGCGTCGGGCGCGGCGGGCGCTTTTCCGGCGAGCAATCCGCAGGACAGGCTGATCGACTTGATCCAGAGCCTGCGCGCGCCCTATCGGCAGGGGGCGGCGTTCGTGATGAACAGCGCGACGCTGGCGGTGATCCGCAAGATGAAGACCAGCGAGGGGGCGTTTGTCTGGCAGCCGTCGATGATGGCGGGACAGCCCGCCACGCTGCTGGGCTATCCGGTAGTCGAGGCGGAGGACATGCCCGACATCGCCGCGAACAGCCTGTCGATCGCCTTCGGCAATTTCCAGGCCGGCTATGTCATCGCCGAGCGCAGCGACACGAATATCCTGCGTGATCCGTTCAGCAACAAGCCGTTCGTGCATTTCTACGCGGTCAAGCGGATCGGCGGCGGCGTGGCGAACAGCGAGGCGATCAAGCTGATGAAGTTCGCGGCTTCGTAATTGTCCATGGGGGGAGGCGTGCGCGCCTTCCCCCCTTTTCATCCATTTTACAGGGGGGAGCGGACATGGCGATCACGGGGCTGGAAATGGCCGACCTAGTGCGGGAGGTTTGTCATGATGGCGGCAGCGGGCCGCTGACGCTGGGCGGGGCGGTGGCGGGGCATCGCACCTTTGCCGAGGCGGTGAGCGCGGGGGCAAGCTTTCCCTATGTCATCATGGGCGCGGGCGCGCCGCCGCAATGGGAGGCGGGGACCGGGACGCTGGATGGCGAGGGGCGGCTGGTGCGCGGCCCGGTCGCTTCGTCGGCGGACGGGGCGGCGGTGGATTTCGCCGCGGGCGAGAAGCTGGTCGGGCTGACGCCGCACAGCGGCTGGATCGCGGCGGTCGAGGGGCATGGCCATGACATGAGCGCGATCGAGGGGCTGGATGAGGCGATGGATGAGGCGCTGGGCGCGCAGCAGGTCGCGATCGAAGGGCTGGCGGCGGCGGTCGGCGCGGCGCAGATGGCGGTCGATGGCTTTGCCGGGGGGCTGGAAAGCCAGCAGGCGGCGCTTGAGGGGTTGGCGGATGGCTTGGCCGAGGGATTGGCGGGGCGGCAGGCGGCGAGCGGGGAACTGGACGCGATCGCGGCGCTGACCACGGCGGGGTTCGGCCGGTCGCTGCTGGAACAGGGCGATGCCGGGGCGGTGCGGGCGCGGATCGGCGCGCTGGGCGCGAGCGGCGTGCAGCGGATGAGCGGCGCCGAACTGCATATCAACACGCTGACCAGCGACCCGTATCCGGCGGAAGGATGGATGGGGCGGGTGAGCGTGGTGACGCCGGCTCTGGCGGTGATGATGGATGGCGGGCAGGCCAGTTTCCGCGTGGTGGGCGTCGGCTCGCTCGCCAACAACCGGCTCTATCGCGCCAATGGCACGCTGGCGGCGCGGACCGACATAGCGAGCGGCGATGTCATCGGGGACTATAATGTCTGGGGGCAGATCGAGGGTAATTTCACCGAATTATCGCGCATCCGCACCAGCTATGTCGGCGCGTCGCCGGGCGCGACCAATCTTGCTTCGCGGCTGAACTTCTATGTCGGGCGCACCGGGTCGGGCGCGATGCAGGAGACGCTGCGGCTGGAGCATCAGGCGATCACCGCCTTTGGCGCGGTGGCGCCGTCGGCGGATAATGGCTTTGCGCTGGGGAGCGGGGCGGCGCGATGGTCCACCATCTATGCCGCGAGCGGGACCATCAGCACGTCGGACGCGCGGGCGAAGCAGGATCTGGCCGACGTCCGCGAGGATTTGATCGAGGCCTGGGGCGCGGTGCGATGGCGGCAGTTCCGCTTCGTCGCGGCGGTGGCGGAGAAGGGCGCGGAGGCGCGCGTCCATCTGGGCCTGGTGGCGCAGGACGTGCGCGACGCGATCGACGCGCGGCTGGGCGCGGGCGCGGCGGTGCGGCTGGGGCTGCTGTGCCATGATCGCTGGGACGCGCGCGCGGCGCAGGTCGATGAGGACGGCGCGGTAACGCCTGCGGTTGCGGCGGGGGACCGCTGGGGACTGCGTTACGAGGAGTGCCTGGCGCTGGAAGCGACATGGCAGCGGCGCGCGATCGCGCGGATCGAGGCGCGGATCGATGCGCTGGAGGCGGCCGATGTTGCAGGGTGAGGCGCTGGGCGCGGCGGCGATCGGTGCGGTCGGCGCGGGCGGCGGCTGGGCCGGGCCATGGCGGATCGGGGTGCGGCCGGAACTGGGCGCGCGCGTGGCGGCGCGGGCGGCGGCGATGCGGGTCGAGGGGACAAGGGGGAGCAAGATCAGATGAGCCTGATTGTGAAAGATCCGCAGGCGCGGATCGACCATGCGATCGACTGGTCGGCCTATCTGGCGGGGCAGAGCCTGATCGCCAGCGGGTGGACGGTCGGCCCCGACGAACCGGGCGGCGTCACCGTGGAGGCGACGGTGTTCGAGGCGCAGCGCAGCAGCGCGCGGCTGGCGGGTGGAATGGTGGGGCGGCTCTATCGGCTGACCAACCGCGTCACCCTGTCCGACGGGCAGATGGATGAGCGATCGGTGACGATCCGGGTGGAGGAGCGCTGATGCTGGCGGAACAGGAAAGCGGGGCGCTGGCGACATCGCTGGCGGAATTGAAAGCCTATCTGCGGATCGAGACCGAGGGCGAGGACGCGGTGCTGGCCGGGTTGCTGCGCGGGGCGGCGGCGCTGTGCGAGCAGTTCGTCGGCCAATGGCTGGTCGCGCGGTCGGCGCGCGAGACGGTGGCGGGGACGGGTGGCTGGCAGCGGCTGTCGGCGCGGCCGGTGCTGGCGATCGAGAGCGTGGCGGCGGTGGACGCGGACGGCGCGAGCGAGGCTTTGCCGGTCGAGGCCTATGCGATCGACATCGACGCGGCGGGCGACGGCTGGGTGCGATCGACGCGCGCGGGGGACGGGCGGGTGCTGGCGGTCCGCTATCGCGCCGGGATGGCGGGCGAGTTGAACGGCGTGCCCGAAGCGTTGCGGCAGGGCATCGTGCGGCTGGCGGCGGACCATTATCTGGCGCGCGGGACCGAGAGCGCGACCCCGCCGGCGGTGGTGAGCGCGCTGTGGCGGCCGTTCCGGCGGATGCGGCTGGCATGAGCGCGGCGATCGCGCGGCAGATGGAGGCGCTGGTCGAGGCGCGGGCGGCGGCGCGGCGGGCGCGGATCGCCGCCGCGCTGACCGGGGACGGCGTCACGGCGGTGGTCGAGGGTGAGGCGGTGCTGGCGTCCGGCCGGGGATTGCAGGCGCGCTGGTGGCGCGACCTGGCGCTGCGCGAGGCGGGGAGAGGGCGATGAGCGGGGAAGTGGCGGTGCGGGCCGCGGTGATCGCGGCATTGCGGGCGGACGATATGCTGGGGCGCGCGGTGAACGGCGTGCATGACGGCGAACCGGCGCGGGCGGCGGCGCCCTATGCCATGGTCGGCGAGTGCCTGGGCGCGGACTGGGGCGGCAAGGATGTCGAGGGCCGCGAATTGCGCCTGACGATCGCGCTTGTGGTGGCGGAGGAGACGCCGGCGCGGCTGGCCGACATGATCGCGCGGGTCGATCCGGCGATCGGCGCGGCGCAGGCGCAGGACGGCTGGCGCATCGTGAGCGCGCGACTGTCGCGATCGCGCGTGGCGCGGGGCGGCGGGGGCGCTGGCTGGCGGGCGGTGATGGATTATCGGCTAAGGGCGGTGCGGGAGGGGGGATGACGGGA